ATCTGCGCCGAAACATTTCCGTCCTTGCATGATTTGTGAAGTTGGCGGCGCAGCGAGATTCTCCCCTTCGCTTTTCCGGCTTGATACGCTTGCAGAAATTCCGGATCTTTCTTCCGCTGTTCGATGACGTCCTTCCGGCATCCGAACACAGCCGCAATTTCTTCATCGGTGCATTGGATACTGCAAAGTTCAGTCAATTGCGCGAGTGGGATTTTGTACGTGTAGTCGCCCTTCTGTTTCGGGCGCAACGGTGGGTTGACTCGCTTGCGCGGTTGGTCCTCGTTCGCATTTGGTATGTTTTTCGGAGTTTCCACTTTCTTCCGAGCCATGATTTCCATTCTACGCTTTCTTGCGCTCCGCGCCGAGCGCCGGTTCCGTTGCGCTCCACCGCTCCATCCACTTCTCCCGGCTGATGCCGTACTGCTTCTTGACCTCCGCATCAGTCGCCCACCGCGTCGACGCTTGCGAGTTTGCCCACTGCAAGTACGGAATCCCGCGCTGGAAGTAAATCGAATCATTCGCCATATTCCACCCTGCTCAAAACACGACCAGCCGCAGCGATCTTCTCCGCGGCCCGCTCGAACTGCTTTAGTATCCCCTCGCGTCGGTCGAGGTCGCGCGTTTCCACGAATTCAGCGCACAGCGCCTTGCTGGTGCGCTTGATCGCCGGCAGCGCCTGACACACCCGAACCCATCGCGCCGTTTGCTCAGCGCGCCGCTGCTGGCCCGGCTGTTGATCGATTACAGTGAGCGCCATTTTCTCCACCGGCACAACCTCCGCGAGAAGCTTTCGAGCGCCCGGTGTGATCCGCTTGCGCTCCTCGCTCTCCAAATGCCGCTTCGTGATAATTTCCATTTCGAGCGTGCCTCCGAATCCCTGCATGTCGGCCTCGACGCCGTCGGCCGGCTTCCACCGCTGCGACACCATCGCACGTAGCGCCAGCGGCCCCGGCCATTCGTTAAAATGCTTCGTCATCATTTCGGCCAGCCACTCAGCTTGATGCGGTTCAGTAATCATGCGCTCGATCAGCCGCATGATCTCCGTTCGCACGATCGGATCGGACGGAAAATACTTCAGAATCGACATGCGTGCAACGCACTGCGCGATGGCGCTTTTGAGCTGGTTCATTTCGAGCCTCCTCCCATGAACATCCGAGCGGCGATTACGCTCGGGCTGGATTCCAGTTTTTGACGGGCGGCCCGGTCACCGTTGCTCGGTGCGTGCGGTCGCTCGAATTTGTGATCCGCGAGGTAGTTTGCAGGCAGCGCCGGGCTCCGTATTTCGACCGCGTCCGGATCGCGTTCCCGGACGTCTTGCACGGCTGCGATTTTTTGCTCGAAGCTGAGTTGCTTCCACGCACCGGCCGCCCGGCGCCATGCGGTGTCGCCGACTTCGAAGATGCGCCGCTCGGAGCATGCCGCGACGAACTCGGAAAAGCTCAGGTCGGTGTGCTCGCATTCGAGTTCTGTTGCTGTAGAAGTAGATGTTGTAGTTGTAGTTGTAGTTGTAGTAGAAGGCTGGGGGGGGGCAGACGGTTCGTAAGGGGGGCACGACTTCCCGTTATCTGTATGATTCTGTTCAGTCGTGTTTTTGGAAATAACCGAGGTGCGAGGTGGGTCCGAGGGTGCCGCGGGGGTGTCGCGAGGGTGTCGCAAGGGTGTCGCAAGGGTGTCGCAAGGGTACTGTGGGGGTATCGCGAGGGTGGCGCGGGGGTGGCGCGGGGGTGTCGCGACCGGATCGCGCCCTGAATTTTTGAGCCGCTGGCGGGTCGCTTTGTCCATGTGAGCGGCCCAATCGTGGGTCACTAATCGGTTAATTTCGCACCTGTCTATCCATCCGGAATCGACAAAAGCGTCGATGCATTTGTCGACGCTCGCATCCGTTTTTCCGCCCCAATCGAGCGCCGCCGCGATGCGCCGATTTGAGTACTTTCCAATGTTACCCTCCGGTGCGTATTGAGCCGTGAAATGGAAGAGCAATTCCAGGTGTCCGATGGCTGTTGGCCGCCTGACTCCAAGTAGTTCAGAAAGCTCTAAAACTTTCGGGTGATCGGGCGTTCCTCTCTTCATTTTTCGCCCCCGGATTCGAGGCGTTTTTCGATCAGGAAAAGCACCTCTTCGCCGACGAGATCAGCGAGGCCCAATTCGGCCCCGCGGTTACGTCCGTTCTGGGAGAGATAATCCCGGCATTTGACCTGCTCGGCGAGGATCCAATCGTAGTCGTCGCGTGGTGAGTCTGGCGCGGATGCGCGTGGTGAGCTGTCCATGCTGCTAGCACAGCCTTTCTTTGTGCCGGACTGAGAGGGTGCTAGCCCTCCCAGTGCCCCCGGCAGTGTCGATCCAGCACGCGGCCGGCGTGCCGATATTGAGTATACTACGCATCGATTTCTTCCGATGATTCGTGCTTCTGGTAATCGTTCATCTCTGATGATGGGTGACACTCGGACCCATGCAGTCCGGAAAACAGCCCATCCTGCGTCGCTGATTCCGCGATCTTGAGATTACGGCAAGCCTGATCGAAGTATGATTGCTTGAGTTCCACTCCGACGAATCGGCGGCCCATCTTGAGCGCAACATGACCCTCGCTGCCGATGCCGGCGAACGGAGATAACACGACGTCTCCTGGGTTGCTCCACAGCTCCGTAGCGCGCTCGATTACCTCAAGCTGGAGTGGGCAAATATGGCGCTCGTCATCGTCTTCGCGTGCCGATTGGCGTTGCAGTGTGTCGCTTGGGTTGATGTCCATCCATACCGGACTGGCGTACCGCTGCCATCGATCGACAGGAAAGCTCTCGTACGTCTTGGTGACAGGATCGGGGTTGATGCCAGGCTTGCGCATCGTCACCAAGTAGTCAGGTATTCCCTGCCGGCTGATCGTCGAGTCCTTGCGAAGCTGCTTGTACAGGAGTCCGATGGCCTTTGTCCTCTGCATGGCCGTCACTGGGTCTTTCCAAATGGTCACCTCGGAATGGTAGATAAATCCGTGCTTCTGAAATGCGCGGATGAGATCGCCGCGAAAGTCCTTGATGCCAATGACGCCGTCACGCTCTTTGGATGATGGCAGGTTCATACAGTGAAACGAGACGATCCGGCCCGGCTTCAACACGCGGTAAAGCTCGGGAATTAGAAACTGGAAGTGCTTCCAGAACTGCTCATCCGTGCTGTTTCCCATGTCGCGTTCGGAGTTGCTGTATGTGTAGAGCGATGCGAACGGAGGAGAGAAGATCGAGAAATCGATCGATCCGTCCTTCATCTCTGCGACCTTTTCAACGCAGTCGCCAAGGTGCATTTCCCATCGATCGGTGGCCACTCGCGCCACTTTGTAATCGGCGGTGTCGCGCTCGAGTCCGCGGACTTCGCGTTGCATTTCAGTCTTCATGTGTTTCACCATTTCCTCCATCATTTCGGTCGATTGCTTTTCCTTGCGCTCGATGTTCCGGACTACGGCGCCCTCAGTCTCGGCCGTGATGACGTAGACGTCCACCGGTTTCGTTTGGCCAAAGCGCCAGCATCTCCGGATGGCCTGGTATAGCTGCTCGTATGAGTCGCTGAGGCCTAGGAATGCGACCTTGGAGCACATCTGTAGATTAAGGCCAAACCCGGCGATGAGAGGCTTAGTAACAAGCACTCGATGCTTGCCGTCGATGAACCCCATTAGCCGCGATTCCTTAACCTCGTCGGAGTCGGAACCTGTGACCTCAACCGCGTCAGAGATGGCCGAAGACACCGACTCACTTTCCGCGTTGAGGTTACACCAAATGAGCCACTGCTCATCGCTCTTGATCGCGAGATCGGCGCATAGAGACACACGCGCCGATATGCTCTCGCGTCTCGCTGCCCGTCTCTCATCCAACGTCTGCGCCTCAACCGCAAACAGGAATCCTTCTAGCGGTTTATCGGCCGGTACCGTGACTTGGTGCATTCGCAGCGGTGGCAGAGTGAACGCGCCATCGTCGTAACCGAGATCGGACGGCTTGCGAATGGCGACGGCCCAGGAGCAAACCCACTTCCAGAACGCGGTTTCAGCGTGGCCCTTGAGTCTCCACTTGGCCGTATCGCCGCCATCATGCACAAAGAACATCGAGAGCATTTCCACGTGCCGCATGACTCCCAGAAACTCAGCGTGGCTACCAAGCTCCATGTAATCGTTCGGCGATGGCGTGGCCGTGCAAGCGAGACGGAAGTTGATGCCGGCGCAGAACTCCATTATCGCCTTGCGCGTCTTGCCATCCTGCGATTTAATGATGCTCGATTCATCACAGACGACGCCGCCGAATGCCGATGGATCGAACCGGTGCATCTTCTCATAATTGGTGACGTTAATACCCGGCCCGACATCGGCTTGACTCTCGCAGACGTTGACGATCTTGGAGATGCCCATCTTTTCCGATTCGCGCTTGAACTGGCGGGCGACGGCCAACGGAGCGAAGATAATGACCGGCTTTCCGGTATGCTTGTTGACGTGGCGAGCCCACTCCAGAGCCATGAGCCCTTTGCCCATCCCGCAATCGGCGAAGACTGCGGCGCGGCCGCGGCGGACGGCCCATCGCACGATGTCCACCTGGAACGGAAACAGCATCTTGTTTATCGATTTCGCAACGAATCCGCATGGCTCATGCGCGTGTTGCTTCGATCTGAGAAATTGATCGTACGTCTGATTGGTTACCTCCGCACACATCACGTCCGCGCCGCCTTTCCGTCCGCATCGTGCGCGGTCCGAAGCATCCCGAGCACTTGCGCCTGCATAGACAAACCCTCGTCGCGCTTGATCCGCAGCATAGCTTTGTGAATCCGCGCGGGAACCCGGATCATGATCGTAACCATTCCCGCCGTAGCGGTAGATTTTTTCTTCATGTTTAAGATTCTCTATCTTTTTTCTTGCAAAGTCAATAGCGCTGTATTATCCTTAGATTGCCGCTATGCTCACCTTCAAGCCAAACCCGATTCACGAGTATTGCTGGAACGGCGTCCGCGTGCCGTCGGTGACAGAAATCCTTGATGACGTCGGCATCGTTGACTACTCTTCGATTCCGTTTGGCGTGCGTGAAATGGCCCTTCAGCGCGGCTCCGACGTGCATGCAGCGACGCACTTTGACGACGAGAATGATTTGGAGTTCGACGAGGAGTTGTGGCTCTCGAACCCGATCGGATACGAGCGCGAGTATCAAAGGACTGGCCGAGGCGTTGCGCCGACGCGCGCCGGATACGTGGCCGCCTGGCGCAAGTTTCGCCGCGAGACTGGATTCATTCCAGACTTGATCGAGCATAAAGGATACAACGAGGCGTACGGGTTCGCCGGGACGCTCGACCGGATGGGAACGTACCAAGTCAAAGGCGATGCGCAAGCCGACATCCTGATTGACATCAAGTGCGGCGACGCGCCTCAGTGGACGAGACTGCAACTTGCGGCGTACGCTTCATTCTTCCAATCTCCACGCAGGTTTACAAGGATAGCGGTCGAGCTCCACAAAGACAATACCTACCGCCTGTTCCGTTGGGAAGGCAAGGACTGGCTCGCAGACTTTGCGGCATTTACGTCGTGCCTTTCGGTATACCGGATGAAGCGCGAGTTCAATGCCGAGACTTACAAACAGAGACACCGAAAGGGGAATTGAAAAGATGCGAACGATTGCAACCGATACGACAGGGTTCCCTGAGTATCACAAGATTGAGACTCTATTTGAGCGCGACGAGCGCTTTGTGGTGAATCCGGATAAGCTGAAAAGCCCAGTGCTGGCGACGATCAGTAAGTGGGATGTTACCGAGAAGATCGACGGCACGAACATTCGGGTGATGTTGTCCGAAACCGGAGAACTTACGCTTGGAGGCCGGACCGACAAGGCGATGATTCCAGGAGATTTCTACTCGTACCTTCAGAAGACATTTACCGCCGATCATCTGAAGAGTGTTTTGTGGATCGAAGGCGCAACAAAGGTCACTTTATACGGTGAGGGTTACGGTCCAGGCATTCAGAAAGGTGGCGGACTGTATCGCGCGGACAAGTCATTTATCTTGTTCGATGTGCTTGTCGGTGATCAGTGGTGGCTGGGGCGTCAGGCAGTAGAACAGATTGCAAAGGATCTGGAAATCGACTCAGTGCCGTTTCTCGGCGAGATGACACTGGACGAGATCATTCAGTTTGTCCGGCAACCGTTCGCTTCCAAGATTGGAACAGCAACCGCAGAGGGGATAGTTGCCCGTCCGCTTGAGACGCTTTACGACAAGCATGGGAAGCGGTTGATCATCAAACTAAAGACGAAAGATTTCGTGCCAGGAAAACGATAAACCGAAAGAGGAACCAAGTGGAAATGTCGATTGAAGAACAGAAGATCCAGGAGCGAGCGGAACTTGAAGTATCTGTCCGCGCTGTCGCTGTGATTGAGAAGCAGGAGCAAGCCGAGTTTATCTCCGCAAAGCTCGCGGCCATTATTGACTGGCGCAAGCAATGGGAGGCGCACAACGCCGAGCCGAAACGCAAGACATACGA